TCTTTTGTATCGATGTTATAACCGGCTTCTGCATACCAATCTACTGACTTCCATGATGTTTTATATCCTGCACCAACATTTTGTGACCAGTCGCCTTCATCACCGTTTACAAATAGACTTACGCCTTTTGTTGTAATGATAGATTCATAAGCAACTTTGTCTGTTAATGAGTTGTCGTGTGTACCGATAGCGGTCCATGACACATCATCATTCAATGCAACTGTGCTTGATAAAGCATAAACATTTGTATTACCATCGATTGTATGATCAACAGCACCTGAAAGTGCTAATTTACCAACATCGATAGAGTGTTTTAATTGAACTGTATCAAAATCTGTTATATCGGTTCCTGTATCTGTAAATTTAAATCTAACAGTTGTCTTGTTCCATGAACCAATGATGCTCTCACCAGCGTCACTTGGATTTGCTAGTGTGTCTGCACCAACAACTTCAAGTCCACCACCGATAAAGATGTCACTTTGTTCACCATAACTGATAGAACCGTTTGTGTGTTTAACACCAAGTGAATACTCGTCTAAAACAAGTTGATCACTTGCGTTTGTGATAACAGCAATCGAAGCAAATCCAACATCACTTGAAATATTCAAGTCGATATCTTTTGTTGCGATAATGTTATCAGATGCGTTCTCGGAGAAATCTACTCCAACAGAACCTGTTATTCCTGCAAAAGATGATCCAGAGATCAATAAAGCAGAAATTATTAATAGTAGTTTTTGCATATGCGGTTTTCCTTTTTGTTTATTCATAGTCTTACATAATGTAATGATTAATCTTGTTATTTATACTTGATAAAAGTTTATCAGATTAAAAACTTGTTAATAAGATCCTCTTGTGTAATGTAGTTAATATTAATGAGTTCTTCCCACTCATCAATTCTTTTATTTACTTTGTCACTTCCTAATGGTTTTTCATTGACTTTGTAAAAATCTGTATTTGAGTTTGTTATCATAACAGCTGCATATTGTTTTAACCAATTAACAGGATTAACAGCTGCAATATCATCTTTCTCATAATGAAGGGTACTTTTGTACATATTGTTAAAATTATCTGTGTTTGAAAATAAGTCACACCCTATCATAAAAACTTCTTCTGGTTGTTCAACCTTACAACCTATATTCATTGCGGTAGGTCCTGCCGACCATCCACAATCTCCTGTTGTGCCATCATTTAAATCCATGATGTCATCAATTCGTGTTACTTTATCTTCCGGATGTAACCAAGAGATGAATAACACATTTGACCCAATACCTTTGTATGGTCTTTTTTCTTCTAATAATTTATCTTGCCATAATGCTGTTGAACCGTGTATAACAAATTCGATTGACCCTTCGTACTTTTCACTTTCAATAATTTTAGGTTCATAACCAAATCGTGTTGTCATGTCTGTTATGTGAGTTGATTTCATATCATCATACATATAACCTGGTAAAGGAGTCCATCCTCGATAATAACAAATATTGTCTTTTGCATATCCTTTATCATATACTTCATGTGTGATACCAGGATCGACACAGGTTAAAGCATCAGGTGTAAAATCTCTGTGTAATCCATTACACCCATATATCTTACCTTTATCTCTTAAAATGTTTAAATCAAAATTCTTTCGACTTTCTCCATTACCAATTAAGAACATTCTTTTCATTTTAATTTCTCTATAAATTCATCATAATTAATATGATATAAATTGTTGATTAAATTAAAGTCATTCGGTTTAATTGTAGCCCCAACTCGATAATATTTTATCTTTTGATTTAATGAAAATATCTCTGTCATTTCTTTTATCCACTTACCACAATATTTTTCAGCGGAATCGATTGATGCATAACCATCTGTTCCTGCATAGATGTTATCTATTTTGTTATTAATATTTTTTTGATTTTGTTCTATGTAGTTTGTCAAATCAAATCCAAGTAAATAGATTTCACCTTCTTGTAAATGTTGAGAAGCATAATCTAACATTGTTTGACCTGTATCATAATGTTTATCATAACCTAGTGCTTGTTTAAATGTTTGTACATAATTTCTTGCATTAGGAAAAGAATCAAAAGAACCGGGATACATATGTTTACAAATCATTTTAGATTTTTGCCATACACCCTCTCTTATCATTTCATCAATCATTGGTCGATCAATACCACCAATATAATCAGGTGTAAAATCTCTATACAATGCATTACACCCATAAGTTTTACCATACATTGATAATATGTTTAAATCAAAACCAGAACGACTTGTGCCGTTTGCTATTACGAAACTACGCATTGTTTTATAATCTCTTTTAATTTATCATAATCTTTATTTTTTAGAAATGAAGTATATTTACGAATCATTAAACTCACTTTAGGCCATACTATTTTATCTTCTATTTCTTTATCAAACTTTTTACAATAACCAAACATCTTTTGCAAGACTGACAATGTATCAAGTCCTATCTTTTTTGCAAGATAACTTTTTAATAGAATTGGGTGTTGACCTTTATAACATTTAAATATCTTATTGAAATCACCATTTGCCTTTTTAATTAAATGTGACATATCTTGTTTGAAGTAATAGGAAAATCCATCCCTTCGTTTGATATATTGTAAGTATTTTTGTTCTGATGTAGAAGTATTGAGGTCTCCCACCCAAACAGAATTATTATCGACAAAGCCAGACACAAGAAAATCCAAAATATCACTTTTATACTTTTTGGCAACTCGATGAAAGAAGAATCTGTCGTTTCTTTTGTTGAACGAATCGTATGACGCTCTTGTTTTTCCATTATATTGATCTATATTATAATCTTCTCTGGTGAAGTGTAGTTTTAGTGCCAGATATGTTTTATATACTTCAAATCCATCCATCAAATAGGTAATATACCACTCTTTGGTAAATAGTGTAATTCCTCTGCATTTAATTTAATCTTTTCTTTTAATGTTCGATTAATTAAATGAGTAATTGTATCAGGTTCTATTTCTTTCTCTTTACAATATTCTAAGACAGCATCCATATGTGACATTTGTTTCATTTGAACTTTTTGATCAATTAAGATAGCAAAATCTTTTGGTGTCACCCTTGTTCTCCTACTGATAATGGATTTATTTGTGTTCCACAATCTTCAAGTTGACTTGTCATTGTTGTTGATGCCACACTTGCAACATTATTATCACCATGAAATGTAAAAGTCATTTGATCAGAATTTTCTTGTGATTCTTCATATAGAATAAGTGCAATAAGAGAATAGACAGCATTGTCCATTAATGTATCTTTGATTGATTCATCATTAAACTTTAATTTACCCTTTTTAATAAAAGACATTAATCGACTATACTTATCACCTAGTCGAACTGCAATACCTTTCCATGCTTCAATTCCACCTAACTCTGATAATCTAAAGTTTGCAAATGGATCTGATTCTTGAGCATAATCGTGTCTTTTCTTATCATGTAGATTTTTGATTTCCTCAAGTAGTTCATAAAATCGATGTGTGTATTTGTGCATTATTTTTTCTCCTCATATAATATGTGATTCAAACTGATACTTGAAACACATAATTCATCATCATTTAATAATAAAATTGCGATTGTTTTAAAGTCCTTCGTTGCCGTAAAAATCGTTGTTTGATATTCTTCTTCGAAGAAATCATATGTTTGACCAATAGATATGGGTAATAACCCATAATTAAAACCCATGTAATAACCAACCTCAATTGGATTTCCACAAAAGATATTAACTTCTTTCGTGTTGGTAAATACTTCATTGAAACTTTTTGAAAATTCTTCACTGTTAGCATTTTCAAATGTAAAAGTACATGATAAAAGAATTGAACATAATAGTACACTAATTAGTTTTTTCATTTTCTATCCACTTGTAAAAGTTCTCTACTGCCTCTTTTAATTGTGGTAGATAATCGTTCTTATTCTTTTTGAATACTTGGGTTGAGCCATCAGATGTAATCACTAGAATAACGACTTGTTCAATAGGTGTGCCTGTAAGTTCTTCATACATCTCTGCATATGCCGAGCCTTGTATAAAGTAATTACTAATCCATTCTTCTTTCTTTTCACCAGAAGATGTCTTAAAATCTATTACTGACAGTTTTCCTTCATACTCACCAATACAGTCAACTCTACCAGCGACAGTATATTTTTCAGAAAACATTTGTGCTTCCTGTGTATGAATATTATTTATATTATTAAGGATAGGTTTAAATTCGTTAAACATACACCAGGCATGGAAGTTCTTCTTGTGTTTTTCGTCTAATGCTTCTTTATCTAAATTGTTGAGATAATCCTCAACCATGTTATGAACAGCAGTTCCACGATTAGCGGAGGTACGAGCAATATAGTTCGCCACTTCGTCACCAACCTTTTGACGCCATTCGTGTAATCCTTGTTTATCTCTGATAGAAAGAACAGTTGTAATTGAAGGATATGACTGATTTGTTTCCAGATTTTCATAGAATCTCTTTCCGTCTATATTTTTTGCTTTGAGTTCAGGAAACTCAATTTTAGGTAAATGATTAAACATAATATAATTATATCACAATTTGACACAAATGTCAAACTAATTCTAATGCTAGTTCAGTAGTTTCTTTTACTCGTCTTGTCCACCCTTTACCAAATGTTTCAAATGTTGACAATGATTCATAATAATTTTGTCTTTCATCTTGGTAAAGTCGAATTGTTTCTGTCAATCCAGTTTCTTCAATAAAATCATTTAGTTTTTTTAGTGTGTTTGGACCAATACCACCATCTGGTGTTGCACCAATTAATGATTGTAGATATTTGGCAGCACGACCGGTACCAGCATTAACACCAAAGTCAAAGACACATAGGTCTAATCCTGCAGGTAAATCGTCACCTTTTACTCTATCCCAATAGTTCTTTTTGTAGATAGGTTCTACATCTTCTCTTGTTAAATCTTTCATATCTTTAGTACCACCAAATTCTTCATATACTCTTTTAGTGACACCTAAATTTGTTTCACCACCAGGATCTTTGGGGTGATTGACATACCCACCTTCATGGTGAAGTATTGTTTCTAAACATTTAATCCAATTATTTTGCATTTAATAACTCCGTTTTATAGTGTAATTTAAGTTTCTTATGTTCTTTTAGTATTCGCCATAAGTCTGATGAACGATCAACATTTCTGTCTTGTTCAATTTCTTCAACTTTCTTTTTGTAGTATTTGTGTTGTTGTTTTAGTTCTTTAGCTCTGGTCATAGTGCAATCCTAACTTTATTTTTTGAATTAAATAGTTTCGTAAGAAACCACTTCTTACGATATCTCCTAGGTCAAATTCGATATTTTCGAACTCACCCATTTCGAATAGTATTCTCTGAAAATCATAGATACCATTTCTCTCAGCGGTCTTATTTAAATCAGTTTGTTGAAAATCACCACAGAATATAATTCGACTATTCTGACCAACTCTTGTAATGATTGTGTCTAGTTCATGGAAGTTAAGATTCTGACACTCATCAACAATAATGATGCCATTATCAATTGTAATACCTCTGAGAAATGATGTAGATAAAAATTCAATAGTACCTTGATTTCTTAAATCAACATATAGTCTTTCAAAAGCAGTTTCGGTTGGTGCTGAAAACATAAAACGCACCATGTTTTGATATGGCATTTGATAAAGAAACGCTTTATCTTCTTCATCACCAGGAAGAAAACCAATATCTCGTGTTGGTAATAAACTTCGTACAAGATACACTCGATGTTGTTCTGACTTATCGTTTAAGACTTCTTTTAATGCAAGATATAAAGATAGAAAGGTTTTACCTGTTCCTGCAACACCATATAAAAATAGATGTTTACCTGCTCTCCAGGCTTCTGCCATTCTTTTTTGATTTTCTGTGATTGGTTTAATATTGACTAGTTCTTTGTCGGTAATTTCAAGTTTCTTTTTCGCCATGTTTATCCTTTAGTGCGGCCCAACATAAGTTGGGCCTTTATCTAGTCTTGGATCAGTCCCAGCTGACTTTTGGGCTATAGTTAACCCTACTTTTGCTCTCTAATCTATTCAGACAGATACATAATTATTTATAATTTCCTTGCTCGATGCTTTTTAACAATCTCTTTTGCCTTCTTTCTTGCATTTGTTTCACCCGAACCATAACGTTCTGCCAATGGTGATTCTGGATGAGCAGCTGCAATTCGTTGTAAATTCTCTTTCCAGCCATTGTCGGTTTTACTATCAATTGTACCAACACTTGAAACAATATTCATTTGTGTTGGTGGTAAGAGTTCAATGTGTTTTTGTTTTTTAAACTCTTCCATTTCAGCAATCATCATCAGTTCTTCCCACACTTCACCTGTCTTGTGATTTTTAAATCTATATGTTGGCATTTAATTTACTTTTTAATAAGTTTAATGAATCTTGTACTCTAGCAATTTGTGACACTTCATCATCATTAATTTCTATATTAAACTCATCTTCTAATTGCATAACAAATTCCACAACAGTTAAACTATCAAAACCCAAATCATCAATAAAATGAGAATTGAGTTCAATACCGTCTTCAGTATAGGGTGTTATTATTTCAAATAATTTCTGTTGCAAGTCCATTTGTATACCATTCCGGAATCTGTCGATTTGTCCATTTTGCAAATTCACTCTTTGCGATTATATAGTAGTTCTTATATGCCTGTATAGAATCACCTTCAACCATACATTCAGGATATTTTTTCATGGCTTGAGGTGGTTCTGTAAAACCTTTGTGTGTTATGTTTGTAGGAGTATATTTTAGAATTTCGCCGAGCAATGTCCAGCTGGAGTGATCTCTACCTGTTTTTCCTCCGTATCGATGTCGATACTCTCCTGATAGTTCACGCCACAACTCATACAACCACTGATAGTGCTGAAAAGAAGTCCTTGCCCAAACAGTAGAAGGGTGATTAAAATGGCACGCTTTGTAAACAATGTTTTCTAAGTTATCTTTTAATTTATATCTTGTAATTTTTCTTCCGTTCTTGGAAGTATCAATATATTTAGTGCCGTCTAACATTCTGTGAGCAGTAGAAAGTATTTGAGCATATTCAACAATCATTTTCACCACATGTTTGTCACAATGCATTTCAGCACATTTTTTAGGATCTCTATCTAAGTAAAATATATTCATTATTTTGTATTATATCACAGTTTTGATTAATTGTCAATAACTTTATAAAATACATGACCATCAATTCTTACTACTCGTTCTAAGTAGTCCGCCCAATGGGGTTTTACATAATGTGCATGATAATGGGTTGCGTCTTCTACAATGTTTGGAACCATATCAGGCATTGATAGAAGAACACCTGCGATTGCTTTGGCATGTCTCCAGGCACTGATATTTTTTATGTTATCTGATTTACCATCACAGTACCAACTGAATTGACATTTGTGTTTTACAGGAAAATTCTCTGTCCAATTATATGTTGGGCCTTGTCTTATAACATCACAAACATTGTTTGGATATTTTGGACTTTCAACACGATTTAAAACAACTTGACCAACTGCAATTTGATCTGCCTGTGATTCTGATCTTGCCTCAAAATAAATGTTTTGTGCCAGACAATCTAAGTCTGTATCTTTAGGATAATAAACATCAGATTTTGCATAACCCCACCAAAGGATTGTAAAAATTAAAATCAGAAAGAACATTAAAGGTTTCTGATCGTTCAATTACAGACCT